GTCGTAGGCCGGCGTCTGCATGAAGGCCTCAGAACGGGCCTCAGACTGAATGAAAGCCGACTTGCCCGTCTCGGAGTCGACGACTCGATCACCGTAGGAATCGCGGATGATCTCCTCGAACATGGGGATGAGCTTCTTGGGGTCACCCTCCTTGGCGAGACGCTGGAGGAGCTCCCCGAAACCACCATCGGTGGTCAGCTCCTTCTTGAGCAGCTTGGCCTTCGAGAGGTTGAAATAGAAGTCCTCGGTCCGCTCTTCCTTCGTGAACGGATCCTTGAACGTAATGGGCTTCTTGAGCATTGTTCTTCTTTCAGGTTGGTGTTACAGGATATAGCTGGTCAGGAACGGAACTCGGGCTTGTCCGTGTCGTCAGGCTTGGACATACCCTCGCTGTTGGCGACCATCTCGTTCTCAGCGATTCGCTCATCCCTGGACTTCTCGAGGGTTTCCTTGGTCGACTTCTGCAGGTCTCGAAGGTCATCCCAGCGAGGCGTGTTACGAACCTTGACGTAAGAGTCGACGTATGCAACGCCCTTGTCGCCGTTGTAGGTAACCTCGTAATAGAAGCCGTTGGCCTGGTTGGTACTGAGGCATGCCTTCCAGTTCTGAAGGGTCTTGCTGAACCAGACGACGTAGATCTCGACCGTGGATCCGGGCTCGGTGTGCTCGAACTCGACGATTTCCTCTAGCACAAGACGCTTGGCCTTGTTCAGGAACTGGTCCGGGTCGTTCTCCTCGGGAGAACTGAAAGGAACGGGCTTGTTATCCTGGTCCATGATCACTCCTAGTAATCTTCTCGGTCTTCGAGATCGTCGTTGTAGTCGAACGGGAAATCGTCGTGACAGTAAGAGCACTCATCGCCACAAGAAATACCGTGGTTGTGGTCCTCGATCTTACGACGATCACAATATGGATTCTTGCAGACGGGCATGAGTGCTCCTTAGATGACTACTTCGCGGGACAGCTTCTTCGGGTCGTCTTCGTGGCTCGAATATAGCGTGGCGTGAGTCTGTCCGTTCATACCGTCGTGAGCAATCTCGTACATCAGCTCCTTCTCGGTATGCGTGTAGACGATGACCCGCCAGTTGTTGAAGATCCGGTTGAACGACAGGATTCGGATATCGTTGGGACGGAAAGGACGACGGTCCAAAGACCCTTCAGGTACCTGGGCATTCAGGTCCTTAACGACGAACGCTCGTACCCTCCCCAGAAGGGCTTCAGCAGTTTCGTGCTCGTTCATGGTAATGCTCCCCAGATAAAAAAGAAGGACCAAATGTACGGGTGTGTACAAATGGTCCTTCTTGGACTTCAGCGGTCAGATGGTGCTACCAGCTTCGGTCATCGCGACGACGTTCTCGAAGTCCTTCTGCTCGTCCTCGTCCAGGTCCTCCATGTCGGGGCGCAGGGACGCGAGCAGCGTGTATCCGCCGGCAATGATGATGCCGGTGATGACGCCGCCCGCGATCAGGCCCTTCTGGGTGATCTTGGACTTGAGGAATGCGAGCTTCGAAGGGGCCTCGATGGCGGTTTCGACAGCGTTGATTTCAGTCATGGTGTTACCTTTCAGAGTGTGAATGGGTCTCATTATAGGCCATGTGATTCTTGCGAATCAGATTATTCGGTCATACAGCGGAGAGCCGAAACCTCTACCACACCTTGTGAAAATCCGCCTTCGGGTTCTTCGCGTAGCCGAATGCCAAGTAAGCCTTCCCTCCCTTCAGAACGGACGTGAACTCGAGCTCCAGACGGTTGTCCATGTTCCAGCCGACCTGATCCGAAACATCCGTAGGCTCGAGACCGATGAGGTTGTAGAAGTCAGTAAGAGACGCGTACATGTTACTGTTGATGTCCGCGTTGATGTCGTTCGCAGCCTTACGGAGCGACTCCATGTCGCACTTGAGGAACCGACCGGAATACATGTCGTAGCAAGGCGTCTCGCCGTCAGCGATGATCACGACCTCGGAGCTCTGCTGGATCCGGTCCTCCGCAATGGAGTCTCGGACGGTCTGCTCCTTCTTGGCGCCGATCTGCTCTACGACCTTGTCCTTGTACTCGCGGAACGCGGTCTCGGAGAGAGTTGCAGCACTCATGAGAGCAGCGCTACGCCTTGATCCGATCTGGTTCGCCGCAACGATGCAGAGGATCGTAGAGCTCCCCACCAGGACGGCCGGAATATAGCACTTCCAGGTCAGCTCAACTCGCTCTCTTGGAGTAGGCGCCCATAGAAGGTCTTTTTCGCCCTCAATTTCGCGAAGAAGAACGTCGGCCCTGAGTGCACCCTTGCCCGTAAGGATCGCAGTGGTGACTACACCTGCTACGGCCGTAGCAGAGAGGATCGCGGGCGAGTTGTCCTTGACCGTCTTGCCGACTCGCTTTGCGATGGTGGAAATATCACGCATTCTTGTTCTCCATGGTGTGCTGGTTGGCGTAGTTCGGCATCTCGAGCATCTCCTTGGTGACGAAGTCGTGCTCGACCCAGGTGTACTGGCCGTCCGTAGTGAGCTGCCGCCGAATATAGCCGTCTCCGAACTCGGTCACGAGTCGTCGAACAGCGGCGCTGATGTCCGTCGTGAGCTCGGCGTGGAGCTGGTCGACCTCCTTCATGAAGCTTCCGTACTTGGACCACTGCACGATGTACGAGGGCTTGGCCGACGTGTCAGTCTCCTCCGGAGGAGAATATGCGGCGATCTCGTCGAGACTCAGGAGGTCTGACGGTCGACCGAGGCCCTGGCGAATCACGATGCCGGCGTCAGCCTCGGTGGGCTTCTTCTCAGGAAGCCTATTGGACTCGATCTTGTCTGCTACGGCCTGCACCTGCTCAGGAGTGACGTTTACGCTCGACAGGAGTTCGTAGTCAGCCTCCGTGGCCTTCTTGCGAATCGGAGGCAACCCTAGATCGAAGAGCTGCTGTGTCAGCTCGGCGTCCTTGGCCGAATATGCCGCCATGTTGTTGTAGACGTTGACCGTGGTCGGGTCGAACTGCGGGTTGTGGGTGACGGGCTCATCGTCCTCCTCATCCTTGGGGAACCAGCTCTTGATCTCGGTCTGAAGCCACATAGCGATGATCGTCCAGACGACGATGTTGGCTCCGATGATGAACATGCGGAAAATGAAGTCCATGAACGGGTCCATGGTGATCTGGAATTCCATGACGGGTCTCCTTCAGATTGAAAAAACTAAAAGACCGGTTAGGGTCTCTTAGTTGGTGAGGGTTGAGTTGGTGTCAGTTCTCGTCTTCCGACGCCTTCTTCTTGTCCAGGTGCTTCTCGAGGAGCGCAACGCCAACGTGGATGGCGACGACGACTGCGATCTGGATTCCGGTGTGGATCATGATGCGCTTCGTGGCGGCCTTGTTTCGGGCGTTGAGCTCTTCGATCGGGGTGGACATGATGTCAGCGGGGGCAGTGTGCTTGAACATGGTGGTTCCTTTTCTCGTAGGGGTCTCATTATAGCCCATGTAATTTCTGCGAATTAGCTACGAGGCTTCACCTAGCTTCTCGAACGTGTACCCTCCAGCATGCGAGAGAGTGCCTTTCAGGTGCTTGGACAGAGTGCCCTTGCCCACCTGCATCACGTCCGCGGCTCGACTCTGGCTGGCAAACACCTCGCCCGTCTCTACGCACATCACGTGATTACCTGGATGCCCACGACGCTCAAGGATGGTCTGAGTGATTATAGGCGACTTGATGAAAATGCCTCTTGGGTTCACCTGAACCGAAGCGTCGGCCCGCCTCGTGATGAGAATCGTAGCGACACTCGCGCCTACAAATAGGCCTACTGCGCCCGAAATATAGGCGACTCGATGCTTGCACCGATGCGTCTTGACACGCTCATTCACGGGGTTCTCCATTCTTAGATGTGAAAATGAAACCCTATGGTTATAGGATTATAGTTATCCGTGTGTCGTCAGGGACGTCTTTTACACGGAAAGTGTGTCGTCAGGGACGGCTTTTACACTGCAAGTGTGTCGTCAGGGACGTCTTTTACACTGCTCTATAATCCTATAAATATAGGGTTCTATTATAGTACGTGTTTCTTTCGCGAGTCGGAAAAATAAGAACCCATGAGTATTGGTGTCTGGTAGATCAGTCTCCGATATAGCTGTCTGGTAGATCAGTCTGCTAAAGTATGGGGTCTCATTATAGTACATGTTTCTTTCGCGAGGCGGAAAAAAGGAGGTCCATGTTTTAGTCGGTGTCGTAGAGTTACGTCTCCGAATAAGGTGTCGTAGTGTTACGTCTCCTTCATGGGTCTCATTATAGACCATGTTTTTTTCGCGAGGATGAAAAACCTAAACCCCGTGTGGGGTCAGGCTTTGAGGTCAGTCTTCGTCAGCGAACTGGGAGTTCCAAGCGTCCTTGAGGCCGTGCGCTTCGATGAAGTCGTCGTACTGCTCAGTCTGCAACACGCGGAACTTGTGGACGAGCGCAGCGGTAACTGCGACGCCCGACACGAACGCGATATCGGTCTTGTGAGCGACGGCGAACTTCTGGATGGAAGCGGCGGTCTTCTGGATCTTGTTCTTCATGGGGGTTCCTTTCAGAGGGAATGGGATCTCATTATAGCCCTTGTATTTTTTGCGAATGGTTTCACCAAAAAATCCCACCCGAGAATTTTTTAATAATCGATGTAGGCTTTGCGACGAAAAAGGAAGGCTTTGTACGTGGGTATATAGTACAAAGCCTTCCTTCTCGGGATCTAGTGATGGGTCTCAGGGTTACAACTTCGTCTTCAGGACGAAACCGAGGGCCTTGGAGGTCACGACGTTCACTCGCTCGTAGCCGAGGATCGCAACGATACCGACGAGGTTACCCACTACAGCGATCAGAGCGTCGGGGCTTACACGCGATCGGGGGTCCTTTATTTCGGACTTGATCTTGTACAAGCGCTCGAGCTCTGCGCTGATCTTGGAGTAATCTTCATCGATAGCCTTGTGGTCCTTCAGCTCGGCGAACAAGTCGTCGATGGCCTCGTCAAGCTTTGACGGTTCCGGCTGAGGCTTCTGGTTGAACATAGTGTTCCTTTCAGTTAGGGTCTCACTATAACCCATGTTTTTACCGCGAACCCGAGTCAGCTAGTCGGATCCAGAGGAGAGTTCACCTTGAAGACGATCTCCTTCTTGGTCACTGCGAGGTCGTCGAGACCGGCGTCCAGCTCGAGGGAGTACTTATCTGGCCCTGAGTTGTTCGGCTCGATGACGAGCTGTCCGTCGAAACGGGCGTCGCTCTTGTTGTACTGCCGGGTGCTAAGACTCAGGAGAGCCCCCAGGAGGGTGTCCAGAGCCGCGGAAGTACCCAGGACCTGCTCCGCATAAGGAAGCCCCCAGATCGCCGCAAGGGCGAAGTAGAAGGCACCGAAGGCCGGCAGGAAGATCAGCGCGATCCACTTCAGAGTGTCGTAGACCTTGCTACTCAGGACGGGAGCAGACTTACTCCCCGTCGGAACTGGCGCGATATCGTTCATCGCTCTCCTTAACTAGTCGGATCGAGTTGTTCTTGTGGACGCCTTGCATGGGAAGTTTGTCCACTTCGTTCTTGACCTTCTCAGCAAGACCATTACCGCCGAATTCGGAATATGGGATCCACAAGTACTTTACGAAATCCTCATACTCGTCCTTAGTGACCCAGCCGCGATCAATGTAACTCATACCCAGGAATATTATCCGGTCATGAGCTAGACCTAGCAGAAGCTGGGTCGTGGCACTCTTACGTGTATCTCGTTTCGATAGCCAGGTCCAAAAACCACCAGACGCAGCTAGCGCAACAACGACTGTAAGAACTGATGCTAACCAGTTACCAGCGTCCATACAGGGTCCTCCATCTTCCACACATTACTCTACGGCCTCAAACGTAGGAAGACGCTTCTGGCCTGCCTCGTCTGCGGTCCAGATCTTTTCAGAGATTCGAACCTTGCTTTTGATACCATTCGAATCTCTGACGTACAAAATATCGCCAAGGCCGGCAGCCATGAACGTGGTACTGTCCGCAGTAAGAGCATCACCATCAACAAGTTGCTGATACCGATTCTCCGGAGAGAGTAGGACCTCAACCCCTCTAGCAGTAAGGGCTATCTGGTCCTCAGCAACCGTAGTAGTACTGTCAGCTCCAATATCTAGAGCTTCTACTACGACTGTACGACGCTCTAGGCCAGTCACAGTAGACGGCGCGTTTGGCAAATAAACGTTGATACCCGTCTTAGCGCCAACCATTCGAGCGTGATTCTTGTATGTGGCTATAGACTCCAGAGTCGAAATATCGGTTAAGTTCTCAAGATCTGGGGAGAACTCCAACGAAACGGCGTTAAGCCCCGGAATGGTGTAGTCAATACCCTTGTACACCGCGAACTGAATGGTGCCTGGCTGCTGAGTCCCATTGATGTAGATACTCTGAACCCGCCAACCAAGCCTATCAGGGCTTAGAACGTCGTGCACCATTTGATCCAGTGGACCTCTAGCGACCTCAAGAGCTACCGACGTCCCAGCCGGCGGGTCAGGAGCGATAGTCAGACCCGGAATTCGATCTATTATCGCGGTGTTATTTACAGCGTAGTCGTTAACCAAAGCGCAAGCAATAGCTGCTCGAGAACCAGTTCTAGGGTCAGGCATTCGACCGTCGGTACTGGAGCTAGCGCTGTTACGATTCTCGAAGAATGCTTCGAACGAACGACCTGAGAGCTTAACCAGATTCTGCTTTCGATTCTGGCTAGGACGCTCAAGAAACGAAGTCTCGATCATCATGATGGATTTGGACTCGGACTGCCTCAGATACTTTCTAGTTCTGAGATTGGCTGCCAGATTCTCAGACCAAGGCACATGCAGTTCGAATTCGCCAGGAACATCATAGCGATCCGTCCAGATAAGAGTCTCATAGTCCTCTATGGGATCTTGCTGGAGGAAGTTTGAATCCGATAGATATAGATCCATCTACAAACCTCCTGTTGCTCGCTTGTATCTGATAACCCCACCGTTGACCAAAGGGCGACCATGCGAATTTCCGCTATAGTTCGTCGGAACGTTACGGAAATTTATAGGTCCATTGGGGTGTAGTTGCATGTTCACCAAGCTACCACTGAAGTACGGCATAAGACTCATCTTGGAATTCATGTTGCCACCAATGAAACGCCAAGCTCCACGATCCCCTCGAACCGAGGATATGCGAAGGAAGTCGTTCACCGCGAATTGGTAATCGATCTCGAAACGTGCTTGCCAAAGTTCAGCGACACCCTCTGGGGGGAGAGTGTTTGATGGGAATGCGTTCATGAAGAGGCGTAGGAAGCTAGAGCTAAGCCGTAGGTTACCTTCGTATACGAAGCCTACAGGCACATCGTTCTCGTATGGCAGAACGAAATACTCCGAAGCAGATGTTCCTGAGTCTATGAACGGAATCTGATAAACGACGTCCGGAGCATCCTTGTAGAAGTACGGATCTCCACATAGAATCGAAACCTGGACCTGGGGGTCCTTCGAGAATATGTCGGGCTCGTGTGTCTCTACGGCACCCTTGATCAACCACCGACCGGTTACGTCGTTGGTGAACCCAAGTTCGACTTGCTTCTTGGGCATGAGGAACGCATAGAGCGCCTGCCTGAGGGACTCTACAGTATTACCCGTACCACGCTTGGGTGCGAATCCAAATGTGACAACGATGTTTCGCTGTACATCCCTCGGGTCCAGATTGAGACCGCCGGCATCTGTAGCGCTACCGACAGTGGTGTATTCAGCCTTCACCGGTCCCAGGCCGTCGATCAACTTGATAATGTACTCGGAGTTATTAAGTCCGAATGTTACAAATCGATCGACGACCCGGGTGAAGGCTACCCTGGTAGTTACGTCCATGGTAGTCAGCATTACTTGGGTAGTCCTCCCTTTACGGTGGAGACCAGGTTCTTCGTGTTCCGGTAGATTTCCACCGGCGAAAGAGCCTTGGGTGATGTGTTGTTCTGAGTCATGTTGACAGTGGTGACCTGCTGCACGGGCTTGGCCAGCGAGTCCTCCGGGTAGTACGGCATGGGCTTGAAGCGGCCCTCGCCCGGAAGTCCAATGCGTCGACTGTTAACCGGATCAATGCGGATTGGCATAGGACGCATAAGACCTGGGATGGTCTTAGCACCTGCCCTAACCGCGGATAGATCAAGAACTGGCCGAATGGTAGGCGCCATGTCCATATCAGCCTGAAGGAAATCTCCGACCTTATGGAGTGAATTCTCAAGAGTACTAAGCGCCGCGTCTCCGATCTTGTCCGCAGACTTAGACACCTTAGACGCCATAGTATCCATACCACCGATTAAGCCCTCAACCGACCAGACACCGACCTCAGCAAATGCCCTGGACGGAGACCTGATACCGAGACGCTTCTTGATGGACTTAACCATAGCAGCAGCGATCTTGTCCATCTGCTTCTCGATATTCTTCTGCTGATTCGCAAGACCTCTCACGAGACCTGCTGCAGCGTCAACACCCGCCTGGTAAAGCTCACGTGAAGCGGTAGTACCAAGGGCATTAGACGTACTGGCTAGCTGTCCAGAAAGCTTGTTCAGCTCATTAACGCCAGCCTTACCGCCTTGACTGATACTACGAAGCAGCGGTAGAGCATCGGGACCCTTGCGAAGAAGCTCTTCATACATCACATCGCTAAGGCCGTTCTTACGAAGCTGAGCAAGAAGTCTAGCGAATTCCTGAGTCTCCGCAATCTGAGCCTTAAGGCTAGTAGTAAATCCCTTGAGTGTGGTGCCTTCGATCTGACCAAGATCTCCGTACTGATCACGGATACTACGGTTGTAATCGTCACGAAGCTTTCGAGCATCGGCCAGGCCTTGCATAGCCTTATCCAGCTTGTTCGTAACACCGTCGTATGCCTTGGACAGTCGAAGAAGTGCGGCTTCCTCATTCTTGAAGTGGTTCACAAGAACATCTCGAGCGTTCCGAGCCTGGTAGTTCTCCTTGCGAGCCTTGTTCAAGGCCTCCTGAGCCTTCTTGATGGCCTTGACGTCCTTAGTGCGAGCAGAGGTAAGCTTCTTGAGCTGATCCTCAGCTTTCTTGACGTCATCGTTGGTGTTGCGGATCGCCTCGAGCAGAACGTCGTTCATGGCCTTCATTGCAGCCTTGATCTCGGTCCGGTCACCGGTTAGACCATTAGCGAAGCCCCATGCAGCAAATCGACCAATCTTGGTAAACTCCTTTGACGGAGATGCGATACCAAGAACATCCTTAGCCTTCTGGAGAGCATTCCCTGCCATATCAGCCGCAGCACTAATAACAGAGCTAGCACCACTGAGGAGACCGCCGGTCATACCATCAACGATGGCAAAGGCTAGCTCCTGACCAGCCGCACGCATGCGACCAGCATTGGCATTGATCGATCCAGCAAGCGACTCAACCAACGTGATAACAAGGTTAGCACCAGCCTCTGTGATCCTAGGTAGGTTCGAAGCCAGTGCATTGATGAAGTTCACGATGATACTAGTAGCAGCAGTAACGATACCATTAACATTAGAAGCAATACCGTTAAGCACGCCAGTAATGAGTCGAAGTCCTGCGCTGACGAGCTTAGGATATCCAGAGGCAACCTTGTTGGCCAGCATCACAATCAAACGCCAGATCGTGTTGATGACCTGAGGAGCGACGTTGTTGATAGACACCAAGAGCGATGTCATCAGGGTCGTCATAGCCGTAATGAATTCCGGGCCAGCCCCAGATATAACGTTGGCCATCAGGACAATACCCTCGGCTACAGCGTTCATAGCCATTGGAATCAGCCCAATAAGACCGCTTACGATAGCGACAAGAGCCGCAGCACCAGCAGCACCAGCAATACTCAGAGCTGTCAAGCCAGCCGAGAACGCTAGAAGACCAGCGCCTGCAGCCAATGTACCGATACCGATAAGCGCGATAGCAGCGCCAAGACCGAGCAAGGTCGGAATAACCGGAGTCAGAACGGCTCCAGCGAGACCAATAATGCCCAAGGTAGCGGCAAGCATCGTAAGACCCTTACCGATCTCTTCCCAAGACATAGCTCCGAAGAGCATCAATATTGGGGCGAGAACCGCGAGAGCAGCAGCCGCTACAAGCAACGCCGCAGCACCAGGAAGGGCTACGATCATCAAGGTAAGACCCACGGCAAGAATACCGAGGGAGCTTGCCAGAATAGCCATAGCCTTACCGAAGTCTTCCCAAGACATGGTAGCCATGATCTTGAGTGCGTACGCGAGCACGATAAGCGCCGGAGCAACCACCAGCATTGCAGCCGCACCAGGAAGAGCCGCAGTCATCAAATATAGAGCACCAGCGATGATCAGAAGACCACCAGCAAGTGCAGCCATACTCTTAGCGAACTCTTCCCACGACATACTCGACATGAGCTTAAGCGCACCAGCGAGAACGATCAGCGCAGGAGCGACAATAAGCATAGCCAAAGCACCAGGAATGGCACCAGGCATGAGCTTCATAGCGCCAGCGATAATACCCAAGGAACCTGCCAGACCGGCAAGACCTCGAATCATCTCGTCCCAACTGAGCCCAGCAAGATCGCCAACAGCGCTAGCCAGTACCTTGATACCAACAGACATAGCGACCATACCGACACCAGCAGAAATAAGACCCGCACCGGAACCAGACATGAGCTTGACTGCACCAGCCACCGCAGCCAGAAGAACAACCAAACCACTAAGACCCTTAGCCAGATCTTCCCAACTCATGGTCGAGAGTACCTTTACGGCTCCCGTAAGAATGAGAATTGCCGTAGACAGCAGAATAAGACCTGCCGCCATGGGCGCTAGCTTGAGTACAGAACCCGCGGAGGTAGCTGCATCGAACAGAACCATCGCCCCTGCAAGCTGCAGGAACATGACGGTCAGAGCACCAAGCGCCTTGCCCAGTGCTGCGGAATCGATAAGAGATAGACCAATCACAGAAGCAGTCAGAAGAGCAACTGCGGATGCGATCTTCATCAGCGTGCCGGCCTTCAAGCTTGCCTGCATAGCAGAAAGTGTGTCAGTCAGACCACCGAATGTCTCCTTAATCCCGTCAAGGAACCCACCACTATCTCCACCACCGAAGCTGAAGATAGAACCATCCGAAAGGAACTTGCGGATAGCCAGAACAAGGGCGCCAAGAAGCCCGGTGTTGATCGTGTCGAGGATCGTGGAGAAGTCTCCATCCGATACCGACTTAGATATGGCCTCACCGATAGAACCGAACAGGTCACCCACCGCAGAAGCGAAAGGCGCCATGAAGTCCCATACACTCTGGAGCACTCCACCCATTCGACCCCAGGCGTTAGCGACCGCATCGGCCATAGCCTGGAAAGGCTCGAGCCTTGACCCGATCCGCTCTAGGGCACCATCGATAGCACTAGTACCACCGGAGACTACTTCGCCACCCAGTGCTGCTCGAATAGCCTCGCCCAGTGCGAAGAGCAGCTGGATAGGTACAGCAAGCGTGTCACCAAGGTTCTCGAAGAACTCAGTGAAGCCCTTGCTACCCTTAATAGCCTCATCGAGACTAACAAGGAACTCACCAATACCACCGGTGAAGTTCAGAAGGCCACTAGTACCATCGCCGAATGCGCCAAATAGCGAGCCAACGACTGTCAGCAAACCCTTGATGAGAGAACCGGCGATGCTGAAAATCGCAAAGAGCCCCGCGAAGGTGCTCCTCAGATTCTTAGCGTCAACTGCTCCTATTTTGATTGTCTTACTGAACTCTAGGAAACCCTGTGTTAGAGCGAATAGCTGCTTCCCAGTTGTTGGTGGGAAGATGTCCCTGAAAGCATTCTGGATAGGTGCCAAGACCTCACGGAGACCATTGAACACGTTACCGATACCCTCGATGAGAGCCTTACGGCCACCGAGCTTCTTCCAGTCAGCCAACATACTGTTACGAGCGTCGGCTGAAGCACCGAGCATCTCGCCAAGGACGTTGTTAACGTTAGTAAAGAGCGTCTTGGCTTCGTTGAAATCACCGAAGGCCGTCTGCCACGTCTTAGCCCAACCGGACTGAGCCGTTTCCTGCAAGGTATTAATGAGCTGCGACATGGTCTTAACCTTTGTCGCAGCATCAGTAGCAGTCTGCTGCATCTTAACGATGCCTCGGATCTGCTCCTCATTGTAACCCATAGCCTTAAGCTGAGACTTAGACACGTCTTCGGTGAACTTACCAAGTGTTTCGGTAAGGACCTCAGACGTAATCCAGCCTTCCTGGAGGCTGTTTCGGAAGCTACCCTGTTCCTTTATGATGGAGTCAACAGCAACGCCGTGAACTCGAGCAGTTTCCTTAAGTGCTTCCTGGAAGACCTTACCGCCCATGCCGGCGTTAACGACCGAGTTCCAGTCCTCAAGCGTAACCTTGCCTGAGGCAAGGGACTGAGAAAGCTGATACATAGCAGTAGACGCCTGCTGAGCATTTGAACCTGAGACGGCAGCAAGGTTGGCAATGCCCTTAATAGCCTGGGAAGAAGTATCCAGATCCACACCGGCAGCCGTAAAGGTACCGATGTTCTTCGCCATCTCGGAGAAGTTGTAGATCGTCTGGTCGGAGTACTGGTTCAGCTCGTCAAGAGCCTTCTCGACCTTGTTGAGTCCCTTTTCACCCTCGAGACCCGTGTTGGCCAGAATAGTCTGAATTGAGTTGAGGTTTGTCTCATACTCGGCTAGACCGGCCTTGATTGGGTCCACAGTAAGCGACTTAATAAGCTGCGTACCCGCAGTAATAGCCGCATTAGTGATGTTCGTGAGTGCAGTGATACCAATAGTCGAAAGAGCGATGAATCGGCTAGAAATACCCTGGATACCGGCGGCCAACTGCGGCGGGGGCAGCTTAGACATTGACGCGCCCAGTGCGTCTATACCCTTCTTAGGAGCGTCTACATTGAGACCCTTCTTAAGATTGGCTAGGGCGTTGATTGTTGCCGCTACTCCGTTCAAGAACTGGCCGTTGTTGAACTTCATGTTGACAATGCGCTCGTCAATATTGTTCATGCTGATGTCACCGCCTTCCAGACTTGATTAGCAATTCGATCCATTATAGGCCTGATTGCCGGATTGATGAAATCACGACCTTGGACGTATCCACCAGTACCTGTACCGTGACCGTACTGAAGGAGGATAACTATAGGACGTCCATCGACTACGTGGTTGTTAGTCCAAGCGATAGAATATGAGCTTCCAGTCTTACGGATATCATAAGACCATGAAGCGGCGCTAATACCCGAGTCGAAAGGTGTTGCGTTTGCTAGTGCTGATACACCTTCTCGGGCGAGCGGATCCAACATGGCGAACATATCACCCTTGGATGCTCGCCCGAGAAAGCGTTCTAGATTCTTAAAGGAGCCAGACGACTCGATAGAGAACAATATGACTCCTTCGTCTGGTCAGATGGAGACGGACTTGACGCTAGTTACGTCAGCACACTGAACTGCGTCTGCACCGTGGGCTATAGCTACAGCGTAGTCTGCTGCGGAGTTGATGATGTGCGCAATAACGGGCTTGCCGTAGCTAAGAGCTGTGTCCCAGTACGGTTGCGTCGTGTCATTGTTCATCCCAAGGATGGTCCAAGCGGGCTTAACAGCATGCTGAGCGAACGCGCCGCTATCGACATCGGTATTGTATCCGTACCCCCAAGTTCCACCCCACCCTCGGTTTAGAGCAGCCTGAGCACCATTCGAAGGTCCTGCAGATCCAACTCCGCCAAGAACGTACTTCCAGATAAGACGCTCCGGATCGACAATGTTGTCACAGATTGCCAAGAATTCACTATTGAAAGACAAAGCATTCTTAGGATCCACGAACAGTACATAGTCTGAACCGTACTTAACTAGAAATTCCTCAAGACCGAAAAATGGTCGAGAAGGATGCAGTGCTGTCGGATTATCGACATTGGCATACGCTTCGATTTCGGCTCGAGTCATGGTTGAAATATTTGGAAGACCAGTTTCTCCAGCTACTTCGTTGATGTCCGGATTGTGACTTCCAAACCACCAGCCATCAGAAGTTCTTTGGGCTGAAAATTCTAGAGCTCCAAATCCACGAAGAATCGACCGATCGTACCCATACTCGCTCATATCGGGGAAGCTTTCAGATCCCCCACGATGAGCTATAGTAGCACCCGGAGTTGCCAGGAACTGGGCTACGTTCTCAAATCCGGGCTTGAGCAGTCTTACCGACGTAGGTGCTGTTCGAATTTCCAGATCGTTTATGTAACTGATCCTGGCCATCGAACCGTCGCCTAGCATAACTGGAACGCCCATAGGGATAAAGGCACCTTGAGGAAATGCGATCATGAGACCGGCGCCATTAGCTGCTTGAATGTTCTGATACGTAACCGTGGTGTCGCCAACATCGCCGGCCGTCGGAATATCCTTGGTTCCTGCCCAGATGGTTTCGCCTATAGTGTTCTGGGCCTTATAGCCTAGCTCAACGAAACCGTTGTTCACACCAACAATCGTGTTTGGAGATTCAACAACCGAGGTGACCTCGAAGGAGATAGCCAAGGCCAAACAGTCTGCTGAAGTTGTGGTTACTCCATCTATGACGTTAGTCGTAGTAGTCCCGTGAGTAGTTCGAGTCCATACTGGCCCGACTATCCAGGCCGCTTGCTCTGCCCCGAGAACACCAATCAAGGCGTGGGCTAGGCCAGTGTTCGCTGAAGCAACAAACGAGGCACTAACTTCAAGCTCATCAGTCTTCTTTCGCCAATAACCAACACAGGCTCTAGAGCCCATAGTGGTTTTGGCGAAGAGAATGTTCCATCCGGAAGGAGTCGTTATAGTTACTGTCGTAGAACCGACTTGGAGAAGCACAATCATGTGTTCACCGACGGCAACTTCAGAAATATCGACGACCTTCGGGGACGTTGTAGTTTCCCCCGTATTAATCCACCGGGCAATAGTGTCTACCATGTTACTCCTGTTCGATCACAAGGGAGTAAATGGGGAGCGCCGGAGGAAGTGTGCCCTCATTTTCGATGTAGATTCCCTGAATGAATCCAGGCGTGTCTAGACCAGCCTCAGGGATAGGCTCAGGTTCACCGCCAGTTTCGATGACGATACCGTTGATTACAAGCTGGTCGTCCTCGTTGAGATGTGCGTACTTGGCCTCGAATTCGGTATACGCAGCAATTGCTTCGCGTACCGCCGGAGGATAGTTACCATCTTCATCTATTGCCGGGAAAGTCAGATAAGGCACTACCCCTCCAAGGTGTAGAGACCGGTTTCGTCTTCAACGAGACGACTTGCGGGCGTAGTCAGATATAGTCCATCAACGCCACTCAGCTTGAGATCCGAACCGCCGCCAGCGACAAGCAGGTTGATACCGCTAATTGGATCCTCATCGATACCGAAGTAACCGGGAAGGATGGTTTCAAACAGAGATATGATGTCATACGGAGTAAGAATACGAGGACTGCTGGTAGGCGTACCATAGAGAATCTCTTCGAATTGTGCCAAGATAAGTGAGTTGATCTTGGTCGAATCGAATACTATATGCGCCATGGGCTTGGTACCCATACCAAAGTTGATAGGTGTAGTGGTGAAGTCCCAACTAAACGTCATGGCTTCTGGATCGTCGCTCTGTGTTGCGTGATTACGCTCGGCAGGACTAACCAGGACGTTATACAGGAGGTGTAGCTTGTACCCTAGATCTGCGCCTTCGACATCATTACCTACCTTGGTTCGGTAAGACATACCGAACGAGTTTCGTTCCTGCTGACCTAGGAAGACGCCTGCGTAGACCTCTTCGTAACCGTCAAACAGTTCGAACTCTACAGGATAGGTGTATGCCTCGATCGTGCCAGAAAAGTCTTCGCCGTCAGGAACGTTTGCGTACTTGACACCGTCGGCAAAGTAGGGAGTTGCTTCCCCGCCCGAAGTATTGTCATTGACGCCGATTAGACCATTCCATGCAACGCCGCTGACGCTATCTGGGTACAATACGCCGCGATCGAGACCGGTTTCGAAACGGCGTTCGCCGGTTTGATCCCAACTAATAGCTGTCATCTCGAATTATCCCTCCCATCGAGGCTACCCACTAGTATTGTGTTGTTCTTTACGCTGGGCATTGAGCGCTCGGTTACGAGCAGCGATCTCTGCTTTGCTAAGTTTCTTTTCGGGCTGGTTCTTCTCGTTGAGTACCTTAATCAGTGTAAACAATTGGTTAAGGTGTCGACGTTCCCACTCGAGAGGTATGTTCAGTGCGATCATCCAGTAGTAAACCAGCTCAGCTGTGATTACTTCTCGACTCGTAGACATACCCTTAGCCTCTTTAAACCAAGTAGCAGACATCTTAGAATCGATGTAATTGTTTATCTCCTGAATGTTTTCAGCTGTAATACGGGAAAAAACCTCCGGGGGCACATCTGGCGTTTGTAGCATTGCCAGAATGTACCCAAAAGTCTCTTCGTCAGTCTTTTCGTCTTTACCTAGGAAGGGCTTCTCAAAAGATGCCTCCCATTTTGAAAGGGAGACCAAAGAGTGCTCAAGCTCTAGGATCACATCACCGCGAGTAACGAACAAGCTGGTCTCGTCATCGAAGTGTTCATCGCCCAGAATAGTAAGCTTAAGCACTCTCTGGCCTCCTTTCTATAGAACTCAGGCGAAGTTGATCGCCCAGTCGTCGTCCGAACCGTCAGTGAAGACGTAGCCCGGCGCCGGCACAGCCGTAACCAGGGTGTCCGCGGTGATCGGAGCGGTCGGACCAGAGGCCACAACCTCGCCATCGATCATGTAGATGACGCCCGTGACTGCCGGGATCGTGATGACGTCGGTCGAAGCGTTGTACGTCGGCGCCACGGTCTCAACAGCAACCACGGTACCGGTGAACAGCGCGATGACCTCTGCCGGCAGGGGAAGACGAGCGTCAACACCAGTCGAACCGAAGAGGATCGTCTCGAGGTCGGCGAGCGCGTCAGCGTCAACCTTGGTCGAGTCGATCGTCAGCGAAGCGGTCGGCTTGTACTCGGTACCCTCGACGGTGCCAACCTCCACGGGGGTGGTCGTCACCTCCCAGCTGAAGGGAGTTGCCTCGGGGGTGTCGTTGATCGTCGAGAAGGCCTTCTCGGACGGGGCAGCGAGAGCACCGTAGATCAGGTGCAGCTTGTAGCCGAAGTCCGAACCCACAATGTCGTTACCGACACGCGAACGGTAGGCGAACCCAAAGGACTTCCGGGTCTGCTGACCGATGGCGATACCGGAGACCGGCATAGCCGTGCCGTCGCACTCAGCGAAGGCGTCGGGGTAGGTGAAGGCCTCGATGGTTGCACCGTACTCCTCGGCAGAGACGAGGTTCAGGTACTTGATGTTGTCCGCGTACTGAGGCGTTGCCTCGGCACCCGACGGAGCCTCCGTGACGGCCGTAAGACCGTTCCACGCGTGGCCGGTGGCATAGGCGCCAGCCGGGTTTCGCGTGTAGAGAACACCGTGATCGACGCCGGTCTCAAAGAGCCGCTCGCCAACCTTGTCCCATGTGAGCTCCATGGTTACTCCTCCTAGAAGTAAAGGCTGTAGATATCATGATTGAGATAATCTACCGCAAAGAACCTTGAAAAGGTACACAAGGGTAGATCAGCGACCTTCTCTGGGATTTCCGAATCCGGATCCCGATCGATAACAGTCACTTGGTAACGCTTTGTGTTCAGATACGGTCTATTGTCCGCATGAGCAACGTATCGGTAGTCGCGATTGTACACGATTGCCGGATACTTCATCTGAACATTCTCTGGGGGCTGAAAATAGACGTTCTCGCAGAACATCTTAAGGAGCTGGTGTAGCTGGAGACGCGATTGGCCCATTGTATACACCTCCCAGCCGCAAAACGAGGCGAGGGGGCTCAACAGAAACGTCAGAGACGATCCATCGAGCCCCCTGCCACGTAATATACCGCATGGCAAAGAAGTGTTCAAAGGCGTACGGGTCTGCAACAATGCTTATAGAGCTATTAACCGATAGATCATTATTGAGCTGATCGCCCGATTGCAACCGACGTGGGTTTCGCTGGACGTCTCCGTAATAAGTACGCGAGACAATCTGCTCTTCCCAAACACCCGGCCTAGTCTCTATAGTTTCACCGGCATAACCGATATCACCATAGAACTTTACCATGTGGTGTCAGCTCAGACCTCGAGCTCGAAGGTCCACTCGTCCTCAGCGTTGTTGTTGAAGTAGTACGAAGCCGAAGCCGGCGCCGCCTTCACAACAACGGGAGTGTTGCCCGACGTGAGAGTGATCACGTTGGTGGTGATGGTCACCGGGGTGCCGTCAGCCTCCTCGAACGCCGTGTAGGTCACACCCGTGGTGGGCGTGATGGTCACGGTGTCCTCGTCGGTCTGAACCGGAACAGCCGGCGTAACCAGGACAGCGGCGTTCGACGTACGCTTGACGACGATCGCGGCCTTCCACTTCACGAGAGCGCCCGAAAGGCGGGTCTCGATGAGGTACTTGTACTGGTTGTAGTCGATGTCGAAGTCGTCGAACAGCGAGACGTCGCCACCGCGGTTGGTGCCCACGTTGTAGTCACGCAGGTCGACCATGATACCGACCAGGTCCGGGTACTCCTCGAAGACCTCGACCGGAACGATCGCGGAAACGCGGAGAGCCGCGGCAACCTCAGCAGCCGTGGCGTACAGCCGGCGGCCCAGAGTGTCCTTGACCGTGAGCAGCTGGGCGAGAACGGTCTCCGAGGTGAAGAACTTCGGCGAACCAGAGCCGCGGTAGTGCCGGCGGTTGAGGGTGATGGCGTCGACGATCTCGTCGGCGTTGGAAGCACCGCCAGGAAGAGCGTCCCCGAGGTTCACGTAGACCGTGGTCACGTAGAGCTCGTGGTCCGTCAGGATCGGACGGATGTTCTCCTCGTTGATCTTGTCCTCGTCACCGAGGGACCGACCGTCACCGACGAGGATCGCACGCGCGAGCTCCTCCTCGAGCATGAGCCGCATCTCGCCCTTGAGCCAGGCGACGACGTCGAAGTCCGTGATGTCGATGATGTCATCACGGTCCAGCTTCTGCTTCTTGTAGACGGTCTGAGGACCGGTGACTCGCTTGGAG